ACTTACATGTGGCATTCCGGTACTCCATGATCTTCAATATCTTCAATTAATTTTTTCAAGAACCATTCGGCTTTCTTTAAATCACGAATCTTGCCTTCGGTTGTTTGCGACTTAAATCGCCAGCGGTGCAAGTATTTTTTAAGTGATCCTTCTAAATAAAAACCATAACCGTCTTGAAGCGTGTCGGAGATGTAGTCAATCGCTTCAATTGTAGTCGCGGTGTAATGCGACGGTTTATCAACTAACGGATCGCGTTTTACTGGGGTTTCGCATGGCGTTTTTGCTTTTTGCATTTTTAAACTTCCTGTGTAAAAATCTATTCAATATTGAATTGTTAATATAACTTTAATACGGTGTCTGCACATTTAAGAGATGATACAGCTTCCTGTTGTATTTCATGGAAAAGCAAAATTTCTTTCCTCCAAAGTAGATAACCCTACAGCTCTACGACTGTCGAAATAGTGCTGCACTACGACCTTATCCGCGACTCTAAACTTTCCCATTTTGTAGGTTGGCACTGGGAATCTCTCTTCGTTTATAGAGTTGTGCAGGCTTTGAGTTGTCAGCCCGAATAGGCTTGCCAACTCCCCCATTGTTAAATACGGTTTTTCCATGTTAACTCCTATGTATATTTAAAGGTTGTAGAACTTTCTGACCACTTTTGTAGCACTTACTTTTATGATCAAGGGTGATGTGGGTAGCGCCTTTAACCATTTCGCTTAAATCTAGGAAATCGTAAGCGATTGCCGATTCGTTAGATTTACTCTTAGAAATGCAACCTACAGGTGTAATACCGTTTTTCATAACCGTATTCGCAATTTCTATTTTATCAGTCGTTTTATCGTTTGATGTTGCCGTCTTGGCCAAAAATTTAACTACTTTGCCATTGATAAAAGCCGTTATGTCACTCTCATCCTGCGCGTCTTCTGTAAACGCGACTGTATACCCGTTGGATATCAAAAAGCTTGTCAGTGCGTAGACCCCTGCGTCTTGTTGTCTTGCAACTGCTCTAAACTTCTCTGTCTCAAGAAGTGAAGAACCTAACGATAACCATGCGTAGTCTACGTTTAGCAGAGTTGCCAGGTTTTTCATGGCAGCCGTTCTAGGTTTGGATTCACCAGCGAACCACTTACGAACACCTTCCTGCGAAATAGACAACGCTTTTGCGATGTAAACTTGACGGCCATGGCCGTAATCTGGGATGTCAACACTTGCATCACAGCTTTTTGCCAATCTATCTTTAAAATTTTCCATATGAATACTCCTCGTTATGACGGGGGATTATTCCTTTAACCCCAGTTCTCCTAACGATAAACCACCAATATGTTGTTAGTCAAGTATTTGTTGTATTAATATGCTCAACTACGCTAAGTAGCGTGTCTTGAACGCCTTCTTTTTCCGCTAAAGCCCTTAAAACAGCTTCATCAGCCGTGTTTTCAGCCAGTATATGCAATACACGCACAGGTTTAGTCTGTCCCTGTCGATGAAGTCTCGCATTAAACTGCTGGTAAAGTTCCAGGCTCCATGACAGGCCATACCACACGATCAGGCTGCCACCTTTTTGTAGATTAAGCCCATGCCCTGCGCTTGCAGGGTGCGCTAGAAGGATAGGAATGTCGCCATTGTTCCATTTATCTAAAGTGCTATCGTCTTTACCAATAACAACGGCCTCTGGGAACTCCCTCATCAGTATTTCTAAATCAGATTTGTAGCTGTAAGCCACCAGCACTGGCTCGTTTGTTGAATCTACTATCTCACGCAGCGCGTCGAGTTTTGCTGGGTGTAGATTTATGAAGTCTCCATCCTCGGTGTACAAATTGCCGTTGCTGATTTGCAGCAGCTTATTTATCTGCACAGCAGCATTCACCGCTAGAATCTCGCCGTCGGCGTAAGCCAAAAGAAAATCACGCTTCATTTCCTCATAGGCTTTGCGGGCTTTAGGTGGTAGTACCACCGGGATGTTTATGTCTACGCGACTTGGCAGGTCGATATAATCTTCAGCCTTCATACGCAGCACAACGTCGGCAACCGCGTTGTGGATAGCGTCGGCGCGGTCTGGTTTGACTACCCACTGGTTCCACTGCGGGTTGCCGACCAACGTGCAGTATTTCGTAAGAAACTTTCCACGGCTGTTCTCTAATCGCTCACCCTTGTCGAGCAGATACATTTGCGGCCACAGTTCTAGCAGCGCGTTTGGTGCGGGTGTGCCTGTAAGCTGAATCATGCGCTTAACCTTACCAAGCACCTTACGCATAGACTTCCATCGCTTTGAGGTGTGGGCTTTGAAGCTGCTGCTTTCGTCAATGACGACGCAATCGTAGGGCCACGATTGACCTAGCTGATCTACCAGCCACGGTATGTTCTCGCGGTTGATGATGTGCAGGTCGGTGTCTTCGTCCAGAGCGTCAAGACGTTTTGACGCTGTAAGTCCAGCAAGGACTGTGTATCCCATTTCGATATGCGACCAGGTAGCGATCTCAGTCGGCCATGTGTGCGTCGCAACGCGCAACGGCGCGACGATTAGCGTCTTACCTATTTGCTTGTCACGTTTTAAGTCGGTCAAGGCTGTGAGTGTTGATATGGTTTTACCTAGCCCCATGTCGATCCAGAGCGCGGCCTTGGGGTTATCAATAACAAACTGGACAGCGCGGTGTTGATATCCGTGTAGGTTTTTTCTGGTTAACATAAGAGTGCTTTGCCTTTCGCGATGTCATCAATGATGTGGACAACCCAGCCAACGGCGTGGAGTCTGCGGTGTATTGCCGCCTGGTAAGGTGTCGGGTTTTTGTTGGGGGCTTTGAACTCAACTATGACTAACTGACCATTTTTGAAGTACAGGCGGTCTGGTACGCCACGCTGAGAGGGTGACACCCACTTATAGGATAACCACCCATTAGCCTTTGCGGCCTGAGTTACCTTTGTCTCGATATAAGACTCTCTCATTTCCTATACCGCTGGCTTTCATAGCCTTCCGCTGTTACGGGCAGACCTTCAGCCCACTCAGGCAAAACGCACATAAGTTTTTCGTAGTGCTCCAATGACCCATGTTCGTTCGGCACATCGGCCACGATCTCATCGTGAACGTGCAACACCACCGGGTAGCCAGCCTTCTCAAGACGCAATACCGCTTCAGCAAGAATGTCTCTGGCAACGGCCTGAGTGATCGACTGAACCAGTGAGCCACCATAGGCTTTGATCTGTCCCCACTTGTGGGTGTGGTTATTCATGCCGCTGTAAACTAAGTCCATTCCCCGGTCGCCCTGAACCATTTTGGCTTCTGGGAATGACAGGATGCGGCCACTGGGCAGCTTGAACAGTAGGTCGTCGTTGACGAACTTAAACTGGCCCCTTGCAGCTATGAACTCTTTACCCTTGTAACTCACCGCGTTACGGGCGGCGCGTTCAGTCTCAATCCACAGCTTCACGATAGGGTCGTTAGCCTGTCGCCAGTCGTTGCGGATTTTCAACGCACGATCTTCACTAACCTCAACGCCATAAGCTTCTGACATTTTCTGGAACGCACGAACACCACCCTGATATCCCAGAGCAAGCGTTGCCACCTTGCCAACAAAGCGTTGGTCGTAATCGACTTCAGAGTATTTGACGTTGTACATGTTGGCGGCGGTGAACTTATAGATGTCTTTGCCGTTACGGAAAATATCAAGCACAGAGTAGTGGTCAGCAAGCCACGCCAACACGCGGGCTTCGATGCTAGAGTAGTCAGAGACTATTAGCCGGTGTCCATCAGACGAGATCAGCATTCCGCGCAGACAGCTTGCCAACGCCTCCATCGGCTCACCGTCGATCTGGGCGGGGTCACAGTGTTTCATCTGCTCAATCACAGCATCAACATCATCAATCGTTGGGCGTGGGAGGTTTTGCGGTTGGAAGTGTCGGCCAGACCAGCGTCCTGTAGCTGCACCGTGGTACATCAGCACCCCGTGTGCGCGGCCATCTTTACCAAGCACAGTCTTCATCGAGTCGTATTTTTTCGTGCTGGACTTCGACAGTGCTTGCCTTATTTCAAGAAATTTCTTGACGTTCTCTGGACAGTTATCGTCAGCCAGTGCGGCAGATATCGCCGCCTTGTCATAACCCTTCAACGGGTAGCCCTGAGATTCTGTCCACTGCAACGCCTTGGCCCTTGAGCCTGTGGAGTCCATAAATCCATTAGTGATGTCTTGCACTTGCGCGTTCAGTTTGACGCTGTGCTTGTCGATGATCTCTAGGGCGTTGTATATCGCTGTGCGATCAAGGCGCACACCACGCCAGTTTATTAACTGGTCAGTCTCCCAGACTTCCTGCTCAAGACCTCTCAGGTCGCGAAGCTTGTAACGGATCTCCCGTTCTGCCACGACATCCTGCAAGCAGTAGTCGTACAGTTCCTGTAGTAACTCAGGGTCTTTCCTGCGCTCACCACGGTATGGCTTGCACAGCCGCTGGATTAGTATCTTGCCACGCTTAGACTTTGCGGCATCACCAGTAAGACCTAGCGCCTCACCGCATTTCCCCAAGGCACGGGGGTAAGCCTGTGCGGCTGCAAGGGCGGCAGTATCACGCCACTGGCTAATGGGTACTTCAGGCCAAGCCAGTACCTGGTTCCAAATGCTCATCTCAAAGAAGCTATTCCACGCCCAAAGTGTTGCGCCTTCTTTTATAAGGCTAAACAGTTCAGTTGGGATTGGTTTGTCTGGAGTCCAAAGCTGTGAGGGTCGGTCATCGACGGCCCATGCCAAGCAAAGAACTTCAGTTGAAGGGTGGTCAGCGTAAGCATATGCGCCACCTTTAAATATGTCGCACTCGCTGTACGTTTCAAAATCAATAGAAATATTTCTCATAGCAGTGGCCTCTTTAGCCACTCACTGGATAGTTTGTTTTCATCATCAAGATATTTAAGGCGTTGCGAATTCGACGGCTTGTTGCGTTTCTTAGGGTCAAGGTCTTTGTCTTCAATAAAAACTGACCGCAAACTATTTGATCTCTTTCTCTTCATACCCATGCGGTTTTTGAGCAGGGTGTAGGGTATGTCGGCAAGGTCAGCAATTTCTTTGACCACAACTTCTGTGCCTGAGAGTTTGGGGTATCTATCCCCAACGTAGGGGTAACTAAGCGTTGCTTTCATTCGGCAGCCCTGTGCAGGGCTTGTGAAAGCCCTGCGTTGTAAGCGAATTTAAAAGAGTAATTACAACTGAATGTTGTTTGTTCAGATAAGAAAATCATCAGTTTCTGCATCAGCCGCTTGCTCAGAACTGATGTCATCAAACAACTTATCGGCTTTAACAGCAGCAGCGCCAAAAGTCTCGCCATCTTTTACGAACTGCATAGCAAGTAGGTTGCAGAGAACGCGGTTGCCGTAGTTGTTATTCATTACCCAAAGTGAGATTGCGGCATTTACATAGGCACCCGCATACGGCTTACCGTCTTCTTCAACAAGTGGTGTGCGATCACGATCTATAATTGTCGGACGATTTCTTGAGCTGGCTGAAACATACATCGTATTTTCATACCCGTCATGTGCCTTATCCTCGCCATTACCCAAAAAAATCTTTAAGTTCTTAGGCGTTACGCCGCCCCATTCATTGGTCACAGCCTGTTTAATTGCTTTTTTTAGATTTTCTATCTGCTCTTTATCTGTGTCTTTATCCAACAGAAAGTTGGCAGAGTATTTTTTTGTCTGCCCTTCGTTGAATGCCTTGGCAGTCCAGATTTGTGGGAAAGAAAGTCTTACATTTTTAAGTGTTATTACGCTCATTGAATTTTACCTATTGTGCAGTTATGTCATTAAAGAATTCGGTAGCGTTAGGCTTAACAGCCGGACGTGGATCGGTGTCTGGCGCAAGCTGTGGTCTACCTTCGGGTTTGTGGATGAGATCGACGATCTCTCCGTACTTCGCCTTGCCTAGCGCCTTCTCTGCTTGGGTCGGTGAAATGAGTTTCGATGTGTAGGCGTCATCGCCCAACATCTGAATGAGTTGTTCTTCGGCAAGGTCAGTGTCCAGCCATTTGCGCTGCCCTCGACCTGCGACCAGTTTGTAGTTCGGCAAAATGCCGCCATCGGTCAGAAGCTTGTGTGCGTGTTTCTGCACACCCTGCGCCCAGCCAATCAAGGCATCCATCTTCGGCAGCAAGTTGCTTATCTCTTCGACATTTAAGGTGTGAGGCACCTGCACTAGCAGTGGCTCTTCAAGGTTATCGAAGCTAGAAAGGGTTAGTTCGTAGTTGTGCTTTGCCAGTGCGCGGCAAGTCGCTTTGGCTTTGCAGAAGTGGCAAGCCTTTTTGCTAGGGTTGAACGCTGGCTCTGCTGACATAGTGCGTCGGGCGGCAGGTTTCACCACATCGTCAGCCCATTTAAATAAATCCTTCGCTCTCATCGAGTAGGTGTCAATGTGATCTAGGCGGGGCTGCACGATGGTCATGCTGACCGTATCCACCTTGTCGATAAACTCGTAAGCCGCGCCCAGACCATAGAGCATCAACTGCTCGTTGCGGTTGGCGTTCACCTTTAAGCCTTGCCCGTACTTCAGGTCGATGACGTGCAGTACGCCATCGTGCAGCACTACATAATCTGCCGTCCCAAAGCCACCGGCGGCCCATTCGCTATAGTCCACTCGTAACTCAACGTGCGACTCGTCAGCGTCTTGGCTGTTGCAGAAATCAACATAGGTAGCGACGTGAGAGGCCATGACCTCATCGACAATGAAGCCTTCGAACTCTACGCCTATGAAGTGTTCGGGTGGTTTTTGTTTTATCAAGCACTCTTCAGCGAGAGCGTGGGCGGCTGTGCCTTCAGCCGCATAAAAAGATTCTTGATCAGGGATCGTTGCTTCTAGCTGGATACTGGCTGGGCAGGTCATCCAACGGTGTGCTTTGCTCGCACCTAAAATCGCGTGTTTCATTCTTTCCCTCTAACTTAAATATAGTAAATACAACCATTTGTGGTTGACACCATAGGCACACATAACTATTGTGTCAACCACAAATGGTTGTATTTAATTCAAAAAGGTAAAAATTATGATTTACATCAGTGAGTACGCTGTTGAGGTTAAAGAGGCGATTGATAGCGTCCTTGAGGCAGCACAAATAAAGAACTTCAACGCGCTTGCCAGGAGACTAGACGTTAGCAAACAAGCACTAAGCAAGTGGCGTCAGACCGGCATCGTTCCCGCCCACAGGGCGTTGCAAATGGAGTTGATGTCGGAGGGCCAAGTGTCTTGGAAGCGCATGTGCCCAGATATCGTTGCCGACTTCAAGCGATCAAAAGAGGTGATCTATGAAACCAGTAGATAAATTTAAGAAAGCATTTTGGTCGGCATTAGCGTTCTTCGCAAAAGTATGTGCTTGGATTTTCGCCAAGATGGCGAATATGTGTGAAGCAATGGAGATCGAAGCAACAGCAAGGGCTACTCGTTACATTCGTTAAAACGTGGAAGTGAAGAGGTAAACGCAAATGGCGTTTTTAAAAGAACACGGACACGCGCTAGTCGAAAGAGGCTACGAGATTGTTCCGATCATGAAAGGGAAAAAAGCCCCAATGTTAAAGGGGTGGCAAGACATAAGAGCGACGCACGACGATGTAGATAAGTGGCTAGGCAACGGACACGCCGATGGCGGGGTGGGGGTGCTATGCCGCAACACAGTGGCTGTTGATATCGACTGCCTAGATGCCCCGTTAAACCATAAGCTTTTGCGGTGGCTCGACGAGAACGTAGGTAAGTCTGCGATTCGCATAGGCCAGAAGCCAAAGTGCATCCTACCTTTCCGCGTGGAGGGTGGCTTTTCAAAGATTCGATCCTGTGAGTATGAGGACGAGGTGGGCAGCAAACACGCGGTGGAGGTGCTGGCTGACGGGCAACAGTTCGTGGCTTTCGGCATCCACCCTGCAACCAATGAGCCTTATAAGTGGGTGCGCGGCAAGAGCATCGCCGACATCTCACAGTCCGACCTACCTATTATCAGTAAAGATCAAGCTGAAGCGTTTGTTACTTACTTTGAAGAACTAGCGCAGCAAAAGGACGGGTGGGAGTTAGCCCGTAAGGGCATGGCACCGGCAGAGGTCGATCCCGATGATCTGTCGATGTTTCGACCACGTTTAGACATGTCCACGGAAGATGTACGCGAGTTACTCATGTCCGTAGACCCCGACTGTCACCATGACGAGTGGGTCAGGGTCGGCATGGCGCTGCACCATCACTTTGATGGCGGTGACGACGGCTGGCACATCTGGGATGAGTGGTCAGCCGACGGCAGTAAGTACCGCGACGGCGAGTGTGAGCGCAGGTACGCCACGTTTGACAGTAAGGGCAGAGCGCCTATCACTCTTGCCAGCGTCAAGGCTATGGAGAAGGAAGCCGTTAGTCATGTAATAAAGGAAGAACAACTTCCGAAAATGCTTAGAGAGTGGGCGTTCGTTCACGTCGAAGGGTCAGCGCGTGTGATCCGTGAAGACCTGAACAAGCACAACAACATCGTGCTTTATAAGCTCGAAGACCTGAAAAAAGAACACATGAACTGCCGTGTCTTGTCGGGCGATGAGAAGCCAAAGCTAGTGAACCTCGTAGATATGTGGCTTGAGCATCCAGACCGACGAACCTATGCGGCAGGCTTAACCTTTGCCCCTGACATGCAAATCCTTGAGAAGTACAACCTCTGGCGCGGGTGGTCAGTTGAGGCTCAAGAGGGCGATGTTGAGCCGTGGCTTGATTTCGTGACCAATGTGATAGCTGACGGCAACGCCGCATACGCTACCTACATTATCGCGTGGGCGGCTCAGATGGTGCAGAACCCAATGACCAAGGTCGGTGTCGGCTTGGTGCTTAGAGGCCGGAAGGGCACAGGTAAGACTAAGTTTGGGGAGTTACTTGGCGGCCTGGTCAAAGCGCACCACAAAATTGTAAGCAGGGCAGAGCATGTCACCGGCAACTTTAACCGCCACCTCGAAGATACTCTACTGCTACAAGCAGATGAGGCGTATTGGGCAGGGGCTAAAGCCTCTGAGGGTGCGCTGAAAGACCTGCTGACTAACCCCAACATCACCATTGAGCGAAAGGGCGTTGATGCGTACACCGCACCAAACTACACCCGCATCTTATTTACCAGTAACGAGGAATTCGTTGTCCCTGCATCGCTCGATGAGCGCAGGTTCGCCGTGTTTGATGTAGGCAATAGCAGGAAGCAGGACAGTCAATACTTCGCCGCGCTGGACAACTGGTACAACGCTGGGGGTGCTGAAGCACTGCTGCACTACCTCAGAACGTTTGATCAGACGAACATCAATCTTCGATTAGTTCCGCAGACTGAGGCGCTGACAGACCAGAAGCTTGAGGCGCTGGATAACGTCACTGAGTGGCTTTACAACTGTCTCCAGAACGGTGAGATCAGAGAGAACCGGGTAGGCGGTAATGTTGTGCAGTTCGGCTCAGAAACACCCAAGGCTGAGATATACGACATTTACGCCAGTAGCCTGAGAGGTAATAAGTTTGAAGTGCCGATGAAGTCAGCACCTTTCTGGAAGAAGCTCAAGAACTACGCCGACCTGTTTACCGACGGAGCCTATAAGTGTGAAGCAGGGCATCGCTATCGCACGATGAAGATCAACACCACCGAAGCCTCACGCTTTATCTTTGAGGCAACCAACAACCTAAGCAACATCGAATGGGCCACGCTTGATATGGGCGCGGCAGATGATGATCCATTCGACCCTGCAAACTGGGAGGACTAGGCATGGCCTGTTTTTTGACATTGGTATTTTGTGTTTTGTTAGGAGTTGCGCTGTACGGCGCATTTTTAATCGTGCAAGACAAACAAGCGGCGTGGGAGCAGCGTAATGGGAAAAGGTAGTAAGCAACGGCCAACAGCACAGACATTCTGGG